CTGCAACTTTAGCTCAGTTGGATAGAGCAACGCCCTTCTAAGGCGTGGGTCAGGGGTTCGAATCCCTTAAGTTGCGCCATTTCAGCTGCTGTGGCGGGTGAGTACGCTGCACTCTAGCAGCTACAGCAGCAAAGCCTAAGTGCCTTGACATTTCTGTTCGAGAACGCGAACTTACGCCAATCTGTTGCCAAAATGCCACACTCGGGAAACCCTACAGTCAGTATGGGTATTATTTCGTTTGGTTGACGCTTCTGCCAAAAGACGTTATAATTGATACATGACACAGACAAACACCATTCGTAAAAAGCGCACAGACCGTAATCATATCATATATGAGCTACGTGTTAACGGCCAGAACTATATTGGAGTGACTGCTAAGACAGAGTCTACTATTAATAAGTCAGTTCTAGCCCGTGCCGCTAAACACTTCTATCGTGCCAAAACAGAATCAAAGAATTGGTTGTTGTGTCAAGCACTACGCTCTTTGAACGACAAGAGCGAGATAGAAGTATACGTACACGAAGTCATCCGCGGTAAGGCTGCGGCTCACAAGCGTGAAGTAGAATTGCGTAGACAATTGCAACCCGTTCTAAACACTGACACAAGAGGAGATTGATATGTACGATTCATTGGTAAAAACGGCTAAGGAATTTGGCCACGGAGATCTACTAGTAGGTCTCTACTACATCAAATTGAACCGTCACAAGTTCACTGCAGAACAGCTAGCGGTCTTTGATCAGTTTATGGCTGAAGGCGCTAGGATGATGGCGCCGGTTGACGCAGATTGATTTTGGTGCTATAATAGAGACTTACTAACACAAACATGGAGCGAAACATGCAGGCATTACGTAAATTTATAGAACAGAAGAATCACTGGAACAGCTTCTTCAAAGGTGAGCAATATGAAATTGCCACAGCACAGGGTCGTCAACGTGTAGCAGACATGATTGACAGCTGCCTTAGTCCTGAGAACTTGACCTGCGATGGGGAACTGCCCCGTGCAGAAGTTAACCGTCGCTATAAAGAGTTGATAACAGCGGCCAAGCAATTGCGCACTTTGGACCCCTCAGTTAAGTTCTACGAATACGATGAGGCTATCTAAATGAGACACTACGACGAATTGGCTACCTACGAGCGTGAAGGCTACGAGATCATTGTAGACAAGACCTACGAGGATTTGGACCCCAAGGACTCGTTCGATGAAAGCTGCTACAACATGAAAGAGATGTATGCAGACATTGAGTCGGGCAAGCTGGACTGGTTCATGCTGCGTGTACGTGTCTTAGTCGAAGGACTAGAGCTGGACTCGGAGTACTTGGGTGGCTGCTTGTATGCAGACCCACGTGAAGTGCTCACGGACGGTACAGCAGAAGATCTCATTGCACAGAGCATGGCGAATGCTAAACAGCAGGTCTATCGCTTATACAAGAAGTTCCAGGATCTGAGCTGGGAATTAGATGCTGAAGGAGTAGCACGATGATCACAGCAGAACAATTGACTACGCTGACAACGTTTACAGCGGCAGCATTGACCAAGGCCCTAGACAACGAGGACTATCAATTCACGGGCACCAAGTTCTTGGGCATCACGAACGGGGGCGAGTTCTGTTATAAGTGTACCTTCCCTGTAAGGGGCGGCACTGACAGCACCAAGGTGTTCTTGAAGTTTGACCCTACAGTGGGCAGGGTTACTGCTACAGTAGGTTGACGGGTTGGGCGAAAGCTGCTATAATAGACACATAGATTAACAACACAGGAGCGAAAGATGGCTACACGAAGCACTATTGCGTTGGAATACGCAGACGGTACAATTGGACAGGTCTACTGCCACTGGGACGGTTACTTGGAATACAATGGCAAGATGCTGTTGGAGTACTACAGCAACCCATTCATCTTGCGTGACTTGATTGACTTGGGTGATGTAAGCAGCTTGAAGCCTACCATCGGTACCAAGCATGCCTTCAGTCACTTTGACACAGAGATGAAGCAAGAGGAATACGAAACACTCTACGGCAACATGACTACCTTTTACGGACGCGATCGCGGCGAGACAGGTACAGGGCAAAAGACATTCGTAGACTTCCAGGACTATATGGTACGCTTCCAGCACGAGGAATATGCCTACATCCTGCGCAAGGACGGTCAGTGGTATGTTAAACAGCACAGCAATGAGTTTGAGCTATTGACAGAAGCCCTGAGCAAGTGCAACGCAGAGGAATGTGTGGCTTAAATGCCACAGCACAGCTAGGGGTTGACAAGACCCCTAGAGTGCGCTATAATAGACACTTACACTAACACACATGGAGCGAAACATGCCAGCAATTATCGAAATTAAAGAAGGTACATACAAAATCCGCGGTCGCGAGACTAGCATGAGCGGTTGCCGTTTTGAACTAGTAGACGGTTTCAAGTTTGGTTCAGCAGGTGGATTCGTTACAGTGAACGGCGGTAGTGTCGAGCCTGTGAACTCCGCTATCCCCGATCGCAAGATCAAAATCAAGTGCGAGGGCATAGAGAGCTATAGTGTAGTCTCTGAGGTAGCACATTCACCCGTAGGAGATAAGAGTTTGGAACAGATTAAGATTAGCGATGCAGTTGTTGCACACAAAACGGACGAAGAGATCATTGAGAAGACTCGTGCTCGCTTCCAAGTACTAACAGACATGACTAAGGCTGTTAAGGCTGGCAATGTCCGTGCAATGATTGTGACAGGCCCTCCAGGCGTAGGTAAATCGTTTGGTGTTGAAGAAGTACTTACTAAGGACGACTTGTTTAATGCATTGGGCGAGCGAAAGCCACGCTACGAGATCGTCAAGGGTGCTATGAGTGCCATTGGCTTGTATGCCAAGCTCTACGAGTTCTCTGCGGCGAACAATGTCATTGTGTTTGATGACTGCGACAGCGTATTGTTGGACGACTTGAGCTTGAACATCCTTAAGGCGGCTTTGGACTCTAGCAAGAAGCGTACTATCAGCTGGAACACAGACAGCCGTATCCTGCGCTCAGAAGGCATCCCAGATCGCTTCGAGTTCAAAGCAGGTGCGATCTTTATTACTAATATTAAGTTTGAGAATGTACGCTCTAAGAAGCTACAGGATCACCTTGCCGCTCTTGAGAGCCGTTGCCACTATATTGATCTGCAGATGGACACAGATCGCGAGAAGGTTCTGCGTATTAAGCAGATCGTAGAAGACGGCATGTTGGATACATACGAGTTTGAGCCTGTACAACGCGATGAGGTTGTGGACTTCATCATTGACAATCGCTCTAAATTGCGCGAGCTGTCATTGCGTACGGTGCTCAAGGTAGCAGACTTGCGTAAGGCGTTTACTACTAACTGGCAGTCAATGGCGGAAGTAACCGTCATGAAGCGAGGTTAATATGGCAGTAGACACCGCAGGGTGCCAGTACATTGGCCCGGAGCAGAAGGAGTACCCGTACACTATGTGCGGTTGCAAACCCTTCCCGGGTCGTGTATACTGTGAAGACCATATCTGGATTGTGTACAAGAAAGGTACTAGTTCAGGTAATAAACGAAAGATCAAAGAGATCGAGAAAGAACTTGCAGAAGTTAAACGACTGCAAGAAATAGCGGAGTATGATGATGCGTAATGGATTGATAGTGATTGGGTTTGCAATTCTGATTGTAGCTCTAGTGGTAGGTGGGCCGTTGGCAACCATTTGGGCGGTGAACGAACTCGGACAATACCTGTGGCCTCAACGAGTTGTACCCTACACCTTCTGGACCTGGGTGGCTGTTTTGGTAATTGGTGCTTTCTTAAAAGGATCGGTTACATACAAGAAGTAATTGGTAAACCTCAGGGTTGACTTTAGCCCTGGGGTCCTATATACTAGTATGACGCTGTTAGAAAACAGCCTAACAAAGGAAACTTAAAAATGAAGAGATTCAATCCAGAAACAAAGACTTTCAAGGTCTTCAAAACATTGCACAGTGGCAAATCATTGACCACAGCCCAGGCAAAGAAAATGGGCATCGGTAACTTGGCAGCAGAAGCTAGCCGTATCCGTCAAGCAGGCTACGCTGTTTATACAAACAGCCGTACAGCTGGCAACGGTGTTCAGGTAACTGAGTATGTGATGGGCAAGCCATCACGTGAGATCGTTGCTCTAGGCTACAAAGCTCAAGCAATGGGCATCACTCTTTAATTAGGGTTTCAAATAGACAAGCCGATTCGCTCCCGGGGCGTCTTTTGAGGGTGTTGTAGAAATACAACACCTTTTTTCTTGACCGGCCCTCCCTGGTTGACACTTTGGACGATGTATGCTATAATAGACACATACACTAGCAAAACAGGAGCGAAAATGTTTGACGAAATTACTAAAGTAGAATTTAGGGGTGTTGTTTATCAACAACAGCATGGCAATTGGTTTGACCGTGGCTCAGCAGACAGCTACTACGGACGAGCACCCAATCCACATCGTGGGGGTGTTGGTGGCAATAGTGGCCCACGCATTGCAGCCAGCGAGCCTTTTGAAGTAGAAGCCTACATGGCGGGTTATGCCTACAATGAACGTCACGGCGACAAGAAGTCCTACGATTAACTAGGCTTTTTGGTTGACACATTGGGCCTTTGGCTATATAATAGAAACATACTGAAACAGCACGGAGCGACTATGCAATTCACAGCAGATCAAGTTTGGGGACTAGCGGTCCAAGCAGATCGCATCAACGGGGGCTACTTCAAAGAAGATCAGTTTGCCCGTGAAGAGAATGGCGAGAGTGTCAAGGTCAAGACTGCCAACAAGGTCATGGTCAAGCAATGGCTTCGCGAGGGGCACGAAGCCCACGTGGATGATGTTGAAAAGGGCCGTGAGTATCGCAAGTTCTTCAACGGCTACACACTCAAGGCCCTTATGGGTGGACTATCGGACTTTGATCGTCAGGCCCTACGCATTGCACAGATGGATGAGTTCACTGGCAAGAATATGCTGGAGTTCGCCATCATCAGCTGTCTACCTCAGAGTGCCAGACGTGAGCAAGAGCGTACAGAGCTCAAGCGAGAGCTGTTTACATCCGTTCAGCTTGAAGGCAACATAGGCGAAGTTATACGTGGGGACATCGAAGTCGTTGGCTGTTCCTTCTCATCAATGTACAGCAAGTTCAAGATCAAGGCCCGTATGGGTGAAGCGTTCGTGGACTTTTGGTTTGGCACACCATTAGACAAAGGTGCCACTCGCACCGTGCAGGCCAAGATAAAAGCAGTGCGTGGCGATAAAACAACAGCCCTTAACTATGTAAAGATTAGGGGTTGACACTAGAGCAGGT